GTCAAAGGCGTAGTAGGCCCGTTCGACTCGGAAGACGAAGCGGAAGAATATATGGAGGCCCACAACCTTGGACATTTCGAGAAGTCGGTCTTTGAATTGGAGGAAAAGAAATGACAGACCAAGATGCGTGGTTCGAGCTTTATAAAGCCATCATTATGTCAGGAAAAACCGTCCTTAGCACTGCAGGATCTGCGGACTACTATTTCAAGATGTACAAGGATCGATGGAAGGTTTGCCCAGAAATTACCATTGTCTGGGAGGACTCAAGACCCTTGACAACGAAGGAGCTGAGGTCGGAGACGAATGGGCTTTCGCCTGGTAAATACTTACTTGTGCTGATACCTCGTCGAAGGAGGCTAGAAATGGAAGCACTGTTCTCGTTTGTAGAAAGGTCGACGAACTGGCGGATACTTGTCGACGACAACATAATCGGCGCGAGCGAGCGAGCGCTATTTGCTTTTACTTCGGAGGAAGAGGAATGCGCGGAACATGCGAGAAACATGGAGATTTTCCAGGGTTCAGATGCGTGGAGCGCGACAGCATCGCAGTAAAGAAAGCGGAAGAAGCTATCGAAGCCGTTCGACTAGAGGCGTTCTCCAGAGTTGCGGAGGATGTAAACAAATGTATGACTAATTGGAGGGCCAGAGTGCAAACGGCACCAAGCGAAGCCAAAACTACTCCCTGCCCACATTGTGGCAACTCCGACGAGGTGGAGGTAGACAAAGGCTCCGGTCTCTGCCGTTCTTGCGGAGGAGAGTGGGTTGCTCTATACGAGGAGATCCCTCGTTCTCTCAAGCTCGGCGACTGCCTCGCCGAGGCCAAAGCGACGATCTGCGGCGAGCGGCAAGATCAGTACGGGAACCCGGAGGACTCGTTCGCCTTGGTGGCGAAGTACTGGAGTACTTACCTCATAGAGGTGCAGAAGAAAGTTTTGATCGCCCATGGCTTCGATCCTGCCGAGTACAAATTGGTGGACTTACTCACATCCCTGGATGTGGACCACATGATGATATTGTTCAAGGTCGCTCGGTGCCAGGGGCAGAAGCCTAAGCGTGACAACTATGTTGATATTTGTGGCTACGCCGCGATCGCCGCTGATCGGCTGATGGAGGAGAAATGATGAAAGAATGGTTGCCAGTGGAGACTGCGCCAAAAGGTGGCGGCGCAGAAAGAGTCACTGACCCTTTATGGGTAGAGCCTCCGGATATTCTGCTTCGGTTCTTCGAAGACGTAATGCGCGTCGGGAGATGGGACTGGTACTATGCAGAAGGCGGGAACGGATGCATAGACGGCGTAGCGTGGGTCGAACCTTGCAGCGGCGAACTTCTACATCTGCACTACGGCGAACCTACTGGATGGATGGCGTTGCCTGACAAGGAGGAAAAATGATCTACTGTTGTTGCGCCGAAGCGCGTGAATTATGTGACGACTCTTGTTGTCGGTGGCGAGGGACTACCGGGCCTGATCACGTAGTGAGGGTGCCTCAGTGGAAGAAGACTGGGGCGAAGCCTGCCCCGCAAGGCAGGGCAGCACCAAAGGAGGAGAAGAGATGAGGGACAAGATAATTCTGGCAGGGGCGGCAATAGTTTTCTTTGCCGCAACTATCTCCTTATGGGTAATTGCAGTTACTGGGGGGTTCTACTCCCCCTGATAAACCGGCACACCAAATTGCGAAGCAATCTGCCTCTGACGAAGCCCAGTAGTTCCGACCTCGCCAAGGACGAGCTTTCGTACCGCAGGCCGCAAGTCGCTCCCGTTGATCGCAAATAGCGGGAGCTTTGCGTTGAAGGTGGCGATGGCCGACATCGGCCCCTCAGTATCCTCGCTTTCTACAATCGCCTTGGCGGCGTCTCGAATGAGCCGCCCTCTCCGTTCGGAGAGCTGAGTACCTATCTTGTTCAAACTCCGCTCGGCGCCCTGCGCTTTCGCAACTTCGTCTGGCCGGAAGCCTAGGCCGATCATCAGGATCTCGTCAGGGCCGATGGCCTCATCGGAAAGGATCTTTTTCCCAGCCCCGGTCTTCAGTCCGTCGGACGCAACACGGAAAGCCTTCAGCCCGTCCTTCAGAGGTTTCGGCAGGGCCTCTTCAAGCCCTCGCATGAAGTTCCCTTTGTTCACCATCTGGTCATAGCCCTTGACCCACGACTGCGCCACGGAGAAGCTCGGGCCGATGAGGTTGCCGGCGTACCACGCAGCAAGCTGCGCTCCGTGCATGTTCTCTGGAGGCTCAGAAGAAACACCGTAGAGGTCGCCCATGCCGATGCGTTTTGACGCATTGACGCCGACTGCTGTCGGAAGACCATAGGAAATGATGCCTCCGAAGAGGCTGCCTGCGTTCTCATTGACCCAGTTATCGAACTCCATCTCAGCGTCGTAAGGTTCGTCGTCATCGCCGCCAAAGAGGTTGGCAAGGCCGAAAACGATACCGCCGATGATCGTGCCGTGTACTCCCGCTAGAGCTGCGGACATCGCAGTTACCCCGAGGAACTCCTTGAACGCTTCCTTCTTCACTTCTGGAGTTTCGCCCTTCAGGGATTGCATCAGCAGAATACCCATGCGGAGCGCAGTCTTTATCCTGTACGTCTGGAACGTAGTCAGAGTCCTGACGGTGTCGCCCTGCATGAACCAGCCCTTATCGGACTTGGCGTAGTTGTAGAGGGTGCCGCCGACGATCTCCGAGGAGTCCTCCAAGGCGGAGAAGAAATCTTTCTTCGCGTCCGTCGCCAGTTTGTAACTGGCAAGCACCGTCGCTTTACGACTCCCTAATTCTCCGTGCTGCATGGGCAGCATCGCGTAGCGCAGGATCTTACCTACGGCGGTAGTCTGTTTCCCTTGAGCGATATCGCTCGCCTCGTGGACGGCGGAGATATCAAGGTCGCCCTTGGCGAGAGACTCCCGGAGGGCAAGGAGTTCTCGCTTGTAGTCACCGGCTTTGCCTGTGCCTAGCCCCTTAATCTTCTGCAGCATCTCAGCCGGAGAAAAGAAGTCCTCTCCGAGCCGCCGATCACCAACCCTGTTCTTTTCGGTGACCTTCAGGTGGAGGTCGGCATAGACCCGGTTTACATCAGCGTCGCCATACATCGCCTCTTTACTATACTTCTTATTGAAGGCTTTCCAAAGGCCCTCTGAGAGGGCGGCGGTCGCCTTAGGCAGGGACGCGAACTTCCGGGCGAGGGCGGGGAGAGTGAGCACCGGCAACTGGGTAAGCTGGACCAGGAAGGTTGAAGGCGAAGTCATGTAGTATGCCGTACTAAATTTTCCCAGTGTCGAAGCGATCGGACTGACTCGCTCGTTCTTAACTGCTTGGAACCACCTTCTGGCGTCGTTGACGAGGTGCGTTCTCATGTCCATATTAATGGAGCCTTCCCGGTCGGCAACTTTGTCCTTGTTCTCCTGCTCAAACCCCTGGATATCCGCCTCGATCTTCCGCCCATACTCCATCCACGCGATGGAGCCTGCGTGTCTCAGGACGTAGTCCATCGAGCTGCGAAGCATGTCAGTGCTGGCGCCGAGAACGTTCTTACGATGAATGGAGTTTTTCAGCGCGGAGGTCTCCGGCATCCAGCGGAGGATAACCTGGTTCAAGTCGGAGAAAGCATCGGCTGCTCGCTGCTGCGCTTCGTTTACCGCGTCTGCATCGGCAAGATCGACTCCGGTCAGGTACTTCGCTTCGAGGGCTTTGCCAAGCTGCTCTCGCAGAGCCTGTGGGATAACGGCTTCGCCTTTCTGAGTCTCCCTCTTCACATCTTCGACAAAGGTGTCGGGGTCTACGCCTTGGGCTTCCATCTGTTTGCGGAACGCCCGTCTCTCGCCAGGGGAGGTAAAGAATTCAGTCTGCTCCCGTCCGTCCTTCGTCGTGAACTTCAGGATGTACTCGCCGTACCGGGAGAGAGGCACGTAGATGCCTCTCAGTTTGCCGAACGTAGCGTTGAACTGGGTCATCAGTTGTTCGCGGAGCGTCGGGTTCCCCTCCGACGAGGCTTCGATTACTGCAAGTAAATTATTTCTCTCTCGCTCCCGGAGGGACGCTAGATAGTCAACGATCTTTTTCACCTGTTCCTGCTCGGCAGGCTTCAACTTGTCCCACGCAGTTCTCACTTCCTGGTACGCTTCGGCGAAGGTCTTACCTGTCGACTTCGCCATGCCTTCTTTCTTCCAAGCCTTCTCAGTCGCTTCTTTCTGAAGCGCTGCAGGCCCTGACTTATCAAACCAGTCTTGCTCAGTCTCGTCGAGCCAAGGCGTCATCTGGTTGAACGTCCCAGTGAGGAGGAGATTGTTGAACGCTTTCAGGCCGGAGTTTTTATCGGCGATGCGCTCCGCATCCTGGTAGATGGCATAGAAATCATCTGGAAGCTGCGCTTTAATCGCCTCCATCTTCTTATTGTGATTGTCGATATCTTTCAGCCAGTGGATCTTCTTCCCGAGGGTCTGCGCCAGGTGAGATCTCGGCATTACCGCCAGCCACTGCTTGGCATACTTGATGTAGATGTCGCGGAGACGACTCTTCGGGTCTTGGACTGCGTCGAGGATTTGGTCAAGTTTGACCTGTCCTGCTTTCATTTTGTCGGAGACTACGGAGAAGAGTTGCTCCGGTTGGTCCAACCTTGCAAGTATCTTACTCAAGTCCCCGGTAGGTACTTGGTCCTCAGTCCTCCGGCTCCAAGCCTTCGTCCCTTGTGAAAATAAGGCGACGAGGTCGGACTCAGAGAGTAGGCCATGAGCGATGCCGAGACGGTAGAGCGCGGCCTTGACGGCGGAGATTATCCGCTTGAAAAGCGAGTGTTTCCTGTTCGCAGGCTCCTGGAGCCAGTACATGAGGGCTTCTTCCCCTCGGAAGCCTGCGGCGGTGTCCTTCGGCACGCGAGCAAACGCCTCCTTGATCTTCGGATTGTTCCTTGCGAGAATAGCAAAGTCCTTCAGGATCGCAGATCGCTTGGCGCGGAACAGCTTGTCTTCCTTCAGGAGGGCATGGCCGGCCTCGTGCCTCATTATGTCTTCGACATCTCCAGGAGCTAGGTTGTCGGAGAACAGGACGACTTTTCTCTGGTTGGGGAAGTAAGAACCTGCGATCTTGCCGGACGAGGTCCGGAGCACCTCGCCCCCTTCTCCTAGCTCAACCTCGTTCCGCACTACTTCAAGTTTCCCTCGTTTCACGAGGTTATCGTAGCCTTTGCCAAGGAATGACTTCAGGTCCTTCTGAACTTGGGAAACGAAGGTGCTTCCGCCCTTGGTGGACTGCGCCTGTAACGGCGTGCCGCTTACGTCCGTGCTCGCCAACTGCGCTGCGATAGATAATGCTTCGCTAAATGCTGAGGCGTGTTTCGCCTCGATACCAAGAACCTGCATTACTTTCTCGACGAGGGCGTCCCATGCACTACGGTACTTCCCTCCGGTCTTAATTTGTGTGCTTTTAAGCACCCCTTGGAACTGAGGGGAGGAGAATGCCTGGGCCAGGAACTCCTGCTCATTGAGGAGGCCGTAGCCGATCTGCTCCATGCCGGACAACTCTCCAGCGAGGAACTTGTTTTTGAAGGTCTTACTGCCCCCGGCTATCTCGATATTCGAGATCGTATCCTTCGAAATAAGCCCAGCCTTAGTAACCTGGACCTTGACCAGGGCCATGACCTCTTTCAACCGCTTCTGCATGTCGGGCCGGACTTTCAGTTCGCGAACCGTGACGGAGTGAACCAGCTCGTGCAGGGAAGTCGGAGCATTTTTCAGGTCCTTGACCGTGATCTCGTTCTTGCCGGAGAGGTACCCCGCAGTTTTCGCTGCCGGGTCAACCTTGACCGCCGACTCAAGTTTTGAGCCTGGAGTAAAGGACTTCAGGAAGCTTCCGAGCTTCTTGACGTTTTCGTCCGGAGATTGTTCGAGCGTAGTGAACAGGTCGCCTGTAGTGATCGTCTGTTTCGTCGCTGTCTCGGAGAGCGTGTCGAGAGCTTCGAAAGAAGCTACTGCTCCCTTGCCGTCAGGTAGTTGAACACCCTCTTGCACAGGAGCAGCCATACTCCCTGTGGGGACTTGAGGTACTGGTGTAACGGCTTGATCCCCTTCGAGAGGCTCATCAACAGGTAGAACCTGTTCCGGGACGGTGAACTCATCGTTTACTCCTTGCGTAGTTTCCGCGCTTTGCTCTACAGGAGCGAGGTCGCCTCCAAAATCTGGGTAGCCTCCAGGCCTGTCCTTTCTGTCCGAGCGTATGCGATACCGAGACCCGTCAGA